CATTGAAATAGTAGATGCAAACCCTAAAAACTAATGTAGTTTTCAAACACTTGCGGAGTAGTAACTCTCGTATAGTCGTAGAGCAAGGTGGTACACGTAGTGGTAAGACCTACAATATCCTTATGTGGTTGATATTTGACTATTGTACCAACAATAAGAAGAAGATAGTATCAATTGTACGTAAGACGTTTCCCGCATTAAGGGGTACTGTGATGCGAGATTTCTTAGAAATACTCCATAACGTGGGTATGTATAGCGAAGACCACCACAATAAAAGTACGAATGAATACTACTTAATGGGAAACACAATTGAGTTCCTATCAGTAGATGAACCACAAAAAGTACGTGGGCGTAAACGTGATCTGTTATTTGTCAATGAAGCAAATGAATTAAAGTTAGAAGATTTCCGACAATTGATGATGCGTACCACTAGCAAGATAGTGATCGACTACAACCCGTCAGAGGAATTTCACTGGATATACGATCATGTACTAACAAGGGATGATGTAGATTTTTATCAGACTACATATCTTGACAACCCGTTCCTAGAAAAATCCCTTATTGAAGAAATTGAGAAACTCAAAAACATTGATGAAAACTATTGGAACGTATACGGACTTGGTATGCGAGGGCAGTCAAGATCATTAGTATTTCAATTTATCGAGGTAGAGCAGATTCCTGAATATGCCAAACTTAAATCCTATGGATTAGATTTTGGGTACACGAACGATCCAACCGCATTAGTAGCCATGTATATATGGGATACCAATATATACTTTGATGAATTGTTATACCAAACGGGTATGACGAATAGCGATATCGGTAATATGTTGAAGTCCTTAGATATTGACAGAAGCGATGTAATATGGTGGTATTGGTAGTGGGTTTTTGCGAACATCGTCAAGATACGCTTCAATTTCATTGATATCGACATTCATCGTATCATAAATTAAATTTTGTAAATGATCGGCTTCGCGTGATTTGGTACATTCACAAAGTAAAATGACGGCTTTGCTAATAAAAATACGCCCCTTGGGTGATTTTGCCCCGTCATTGACAAGTTGGTAGCCTTGCCACAATGCTTCAATCTCTTTGGTGATTACGCCCCAACAATCTTCAGCGGAAATGGTGTACAATCGCTTCCAAACATAATTGGCATATCCGCTATGCCAAAGTTCGAGTGCGAAGAATCCCGCTGTCTTGATGTCGTTACGGCGAATCGCCTTTTGGAGTGATGAACTAACTTCGTAGAAGTCGTAGTTGTTGATAGTTTTTGGTGTGTATGACATAATATTTAATTTGATATTGTAAAATTAAATAATAAAAACGATATAAAAAAACTCAAAAACCGAATTTTACTGTTATGTTGTTTTTTACTTTGCTCTTTGCAAATGACGTATCTCTTTTAAGTGTAACACACTCCCCAAAGTTTTTTCTCATACGTAGCATATCACGTTGTTCTTGGTCGTGGTTACGGATCTCCGCTAATCCACCAGAACTAACAAACGTATCTTTTTGCCCAAAGTTGAAACGAGTATCTACTAATATTTTACGATATTTATACTTGGCTAAACAACTTATATAAAAATCTTCTTTCAATTTGAAATCTTCATCCCACCTGATATCTGAATTACCCATTACTCCGTATGCACAACCAGTGATTGTTTGATCTAATCGGTATGGCTTGAATACATTGTACTGCTCGGGACGTGGATTTTTGGTAAACCCAAACAATGGCACTTCCATCAACTTGGCAGTTTCATACAAAGCATATATTTGGTTTTCAATAAATGCAGGACTTTTGACTGTACTTGATTCTCCCATATTCATATACAACTTGTGGAACATAAACACATCGTCATCAATCATAAACATATCTCCAAAATGGTTCTTCATCCAATTACGCTTTGGTATCAACCCAATTACGCTATCGGGGTGTGCAACAATTTCATAATCAGGGTTATGCTCCTTGTACAGATCTACTTGGCTTTCTGCTACGCAAATAATCGCATTCTTGACGAGTTTGGTAGTGATCACGTTATCGTGACGTTTATGACTGGGGATTACGATTTTCAATTGCATCCTTAAAATCATTAAATCCAATTACGTTTGATTTACCTATCTCACTATTCTTGTAACTAGACATCTTCTGCATACCTAAAGTTTCTCTCAGCCAATTTGCATCAACTTCATTGTCAACTACAATAATAAACGCTTCTTGATCCTCATCATATTCGGGAACAATTGGGTAAATACTATCTTGGTTTTTGATATTTTCAAATCGTTCCTCAAAATTGTTGCCTATCTCAAGTGCTTCTATGTCTTTTAGATCCACGGCTACATTCAATCCCCATTCGTCAAGTTTGATAACATCCCATTCGTTTGCTAGGATATCAAAATCCCATTCACCAAATCCTACATTGTCCTTAACAATAAACTCCTTCTCTTGATCTTCTGTGAGGTTCTCTACCTGGATTACATCAATAGTTTCATATCCGCACTCCTTCAATGCTTTCAATCTCATGTTACCACCTAGCACAACCATGTCTTGGTTTACTACAATTGGACGGATCTTCAACATTTCAGGGAAATCCTTAATGGATTGAACTAACTTTTTGAATTTGTTATCACGTATAAACCTCGGATTATTGGGGTTTGGTTTGATTGAATCTAACGGAACTTGGATTACGTTATTCATATGTGTTGTATACAATTGTTATCTCATTGATCATCTTTTGCCATTCACGTGGATTGCAACTGCATGGTCTATACAATCGCTTGGATTGGAATATACGTGACCATATTTCTGCTACTTTGGTAGCATCGTTTGGACTTAACGTTTGTGAATCTACACTACGAAATTCTGTCCACCACTCATATTCGGCTTCGGTCATACATAGTGGTTGTTTATACCTGAACAATGAGTTCAATTTCTCCTTGCGTTCTTCGCATCCACAATCTTCTCCTGCAACAAACTTAACGAGTTTTTCAATACCCGTTGCCTTCGTTACTTTCTGAATCGTGTCCCCCACTCCCATGCTTGGGCGTGTGTCGGTAAATCGTTTCCGTGTTTCTTTTTTGTTCTGCATATGATTTGTATTTGTTCTGCGTTCTTTGTTTGATGTGTTGCTTCGCGTTTTTAATGGAGTTAAACACACTATGAGTTGGTATACCAGTACGTTTTTCTATATCTCTCATGGAATGACCATACACAAAATGAAGTTCTAAAAGCATCTGATCGTAATCACGTAATTCATCAATTGCGTTCTTAACTTCAATCATTAGTTCTAAATGTGCTATTTCGGCTATTTCTGGGCTTTCTATTGGAACAAAATGATCTTGGTATGGTATTGGGTTCTTCGTTGCTCTTTTAATGTCTATAAACGCATTATGCAACATCTTGAATAAATATATTGTGTTGACTTGCCCGTGATAATTTGTGATACGTTTGAAATTACCTTCTGACAATTGAATTTCGGCTAACTTGAGATACATGGACTGCACAATATCATCGGCTTCATCATTGTTCGCCCCAAGATACTTGGCAATTTTATACCATTCTTTGTGTCGTTTGGCGATATCTTCAAGGGTAACCACCTTTTTAATTTTGTAAATGTACGATAATTTATCGTATTCTAATCGTATATCGCCCAAAACATATATTTATCAATATGTTCTCTAAAACTATCAAAGTCATAACATACAATCGTATCATATTTTTGATCTGATAATTGAGTCATCCACTCTTTTTGTTTTGGCGTTACTTTATTGGGTTTGATCTTCATTTCAATTGCTAATCCATGGTACGTGACATTTGGGACTAACAATAACAGATCACTTACTCCTGCTAATACGCCTTCTCCCATCAATATACGTGCAGTAGTTGCGGATCTAGCCCCTCCATTGGGTACGGCAAATAAAAGTTGAGCATACTTTGGATATGCTAACCTAAACCATTGTACACAAGCCCGTTGGAGTTGACTTTCTCTATGGTTCATAATCAAAGAATTTGACGTAATCTTCGGCTTCTTCGTAGGTTTCAAATGTTTTTACAACTAACCCTTGAAAATACACACGATACTCAATTTCTTGATTAATGTACGCTTTGACAATACGATATTCATTCATGGTGTTTCATTCTTAATGAGTGGATTTCTTTCAAATATGGTTTCAAATCAGTGATATCTCCAAATTCTATGTGACATTTACGACATAACGCCATCAAATTTTCAATAACATCTTTGTCTTTTGATCCACCCATGCCTCGGGCTTCAATATGGTGTATGTCTTGTGCTTGAGTATCACATACTTCACATGGGATAAAATCGTGTATATCGTATCCCATAGCAGTCATGTATATTTTGGTATGCTTTTTCATTCGGCATCTAAATACAATGACTTTGCTTTAGTAAACCCTGCATTATACGCCATTTGCTGATCGATTTTTTCTAACATTTGCAAATGATCTAATACTTCGGGTGTTGGTACTGCTTCTGGGTGGTGTTCTTCTAACCACTCAACAAATCTTTCTATTGCGGTTTTCATATTTTATTTTATCCGTATGTTTCATTATAGTATTGTTCGCCAATTTTGAGTATATATGTTTTTTCTTCTATGCTAACGCTGCCATTCCAATACGCTTCGGCTATTTGATCTTTCTCCATTTTTTTTGCTTGTTCTAAAATGTCAATATTTATCATGCCATCTCCATAAAAATCTTTTAGGTAATTTGCCATTTCAATAGCATACCACTCCACTGCCGTCTGTTGTTTATTGCTTGTCATTGTTTACCTCCTCCGTAGGTTTGTTCGTAGTATTGTTCACCAGTTATTGGTAATGTACTTTCAGGATAATCAATTCCATGAACTGTTCCTTTGTTGTATGCAGTTTCAATTCTTTGCTTCTCCATTTCTTTGGCTTCTTTTATTTCCTCTTGATGGTCTATGTAAAAAGTAATTGCTTGTGGTATGCCTAACTTCATTGCTAACTTTCCACATAGAATGTCCACTGCCGTCTGTTGTTTATTGTTTGTCATTGCTCACCTCCTTCAATGCAATCTCAATGACTGACTTGGCTTTTGGAGAAACGATGTTCCCCTCAATTAAATACTTTCTAACCGTTGGGAGAGATACCCCAGCTTTACGAGCGACTGACTGCAA